AACCTAAGCACCGCAAGGTAACGCCTAGCATACTAGGTAAAACATGCGGCATTAAATGTAAGGTCATACCACCAGAACCTTACCAATCATGGAGTGATTACCTTGCCATGAATCGTGACCAGCCTAAACCCTACCGATCATGGTTAGAGTTTAGGTTGTTTGCTGATGGCCCTATGAAGGATATAGATTACGAACCCATCAAGGTGGACTATGAGGTCGTAGAGAATAGGAAGTACACACCCGATGGGGTGATGGGTAACGTATGGTTTGAAGTCAAGGGAAGATTCAGAACACGGCATGAAATGGACAAGTACATCCATGTTCGTAAATCAAACCCAATGGCTGTCATAGTATTTGTACTGCACTCAGAGAACGTGGCACTTCCTGGCGCACAGAAACGAAAGAATGGCACACGTAGATGTATGGAAGACTGGCTACTAGAGAATGAGTTTGCTTATACTTATGAGAGTAAGATGCAACACTTCATGGATAACTTTAATAAAGGTTTAAATAGTGCTTGACTTCTTTCATAAAATCAGTATAACTGTACAACCCAACAAATTGAGGCTTATATAGTGTGGCTATTATCTGCAATATATCTTGTAACACTGGGGTTCTTTATCCATATGATAGTAAAAGGAATAATAGATTATGCACGTAACAAATAAAATACTCTCAGACATAACAGTCTTCTCTAAGTACGCTAAGTACATCCCAACCTTACAGAGGCGTGAGACATGGGAAGAGTTAGTAACCCGTAACAAACAAATGCACATGCGTAAGTATCCTCATATGGTAGAAGACATTGAGAGTGCATACAAGTTTGTGTATGAGAAGAAAGCCTTACCATCTATGCGCTCACTACAGTTTGGTGGCGCACCTATAGAGTTAGCACCTAACCGAATCTTTAACTGTGCTTACCTTCCAGTGTCTGAGGTGGAAGCCTTTAGTGAGACTATGTTCTTACTACTAGGTGGCACAGGTGTAGGCTATTCAGTACAGCGTCACCATGTTACTCAGTTACCTGAAGTGCGTGGCCCTAAGAAGCGTAAGCGTAGGTTCCTAGTATCAGATAACATTGAAGGTTGGGCAGACGCAGTGAAGGTACTGATGGAGTCTTACTTCAATGGCCTTATGGAAGTTGAGTTTGACTATCGTGACATACGCCCTAAGGGTGCTATGTTGATTACCTCAGGTGGTAAGGCACCTGGCCCTCAGCCATTGAAGGATTGTATTCATCAACTCACTAAGGTGCTAGACAATGCGCTAGGCCGTAACCTTAGTACATTAGAAGTGCATGACCTTATGTGTTACATTGCAGATGCAGTACTTGCAGGTGGCATACGTAGGGCAGCATTGATCTCCCTGTTCAGCATGGATGATCTTGATATGATGTCCAGCAAGGCTGGTGAGTGGTACGTAGACAACCCTCAACGTGGTCGTGCTAACAACAGTGCTGTTATCTTACGGCATCGTGCTACCAAGGATGATTTCCTTAAGTTGTGGGAGCGTGTAGAAGCTAGCGGATCAGGTGAGCCTGGGGTCTACTTCAGTAATGATAAAGATTGGGGGACAAATCCATGTTGCGAAATCGGGTTACGCCCATACCAGTTCTGCAATTTAGTTGAGCTAAACGTAAGTGACATAACCTCACAGGAGGACTTGAATGAAAGATCTAAAGCGGCTGCTCTTATTGGTACGCTGCAAGCTGGATACACTGACTTCCATTATCTCAGGGATGTATGGAAAGAGGCCACGGAGCGTGATGCTCTTATTGGAGTCGGTCAAACTGGAATTGGCTCTGGCGTTATACTATCCTATGACCTCGCTGAAGCGGCTGAGATTGTTAAAGAAGAGAATGAGCGTGTTGCTGGCCTTCTTAATATTAATGTCAGTGCTAGGTGTACTACTGTCAAGCCATCAGGCACCTCTAGTTGCGTACTTGGTACAAGTAGTGGCATCCATGCTTGGCATAATGATTATTACATTCGTAGGCAGAGACTAGGAAAGAATGAAGCACTCTATCAGCACTTAGCTAAGCACCACCCTGAGTTAATAGAGGACGAGTACTTTAACCCATATCATCAGGCTGTAGTAGAGATACCACAGAAGGCTCCTGAAGGCTCTATACTACGCACTGAGAATGCGTTAGATCTACTGGAACGTGTACGTCTATTCAACACAGACTGGGTTCAGGTAGGCCATAGAGAAGGGCAGAACTCACACAACGTAAGCTGCACTATCTCTGTCAAGGATGATGAATGGCCTGACGTAGGAGAATGGATGTGGAAGAATCGTAACACCTTCAATGGCATTGCGGTACTACCATACAACGGAGGTACATATACGCAAGCTCCCTTTGAGGACATCACAGAAGAACGATTCAATATGTTAGAGAGTAGCCTTAACAGTATTGATCTTACTAAGGTGATAGAAGCGGAGGACGAGACTGACCTATCAGGTGAGGCAGCATGTGCAGGAGGTGCATGTGAAATCATTTAGTGACATAGGTATTGCATTGTACTACTGTACTGTCAAGGATTAGACAGTAAAAAGCCCCATTGCTGTCAAGAGCTTTGGGGCTTTTCTTTGGGTGGAGTTTATGTACTATCCAAACATGTTCTCCATTTCATCCTCTACTAAACCACCTTCGTTAAACTTACGTGTTAGTTCCTTTATAGCATTAGCGGCAGGTAGTCTTTCACTTTGGTATTTTTCTGCACCAAACTCCCCCGTAGAAAATTTAGACTCCTTTAAACCCAATAGATTTTCTCTAAGCTGTAGCATGTTATCAGCTTGTTCTTTGGGTAAGCTGTCAGCTAGTATCTGAAACCTATCAGGGTTTCTAAAACCAGCATGACTAGTAAACTGCTCTAGTATACCTACGTATGGCCCCCTAGATCCCATCCCTCTGTTGTGCTTTATACTGTCGGCAGCTTCATTAAGCATATACCTCCATTCTTTATACACTACTAGTGCTGCTTTTGGACTTAGTTTATCTGTGTTTTTTAACATGGTATTTTTGTTTGTTTTAGATTGAAACAAATCAAGCTTAGTATCCTTGCGATCAGTTACCCTATCCATTAGTGTAGACACTCTCTGTAAGGTAGAAATCTTTCTTGCGGTACCCTCTTCAATGCCCCACATTTTTAAACCTGCAAGGCGAGACTTTGTAGCTGTCTTATCCGTTAGGCCATACAGTTCATCCCTAAACTTAGCTTGGGTCGGCCCTGTTAGTCTCCTGTTAGCCTCAGAAGATGCTTTATACTCAGCCTTAAGCTTTGGATTGTCTAGTACATTCTTAAATTCCATATCCATAGGGGATGCAAAAGCAGTTTCATCTTCTAAATGTTTACTGTGTGGTATCTTAACACCCCTACCTTTAGTACCACCTGTAAGGGAGGCATCAAATAGTCTAGCTCTCTTACCTTTATATTGATACTCTGCCATATTCTCAGCAGCCTTGGGGGTGTTAGCTGTATTTATAGTGTCGTATAGTTTAGGAGATATGTTATAGGTCTGATAAGCGTAGTCTGCGGCAGGGATAGTGGCGTACTTAACATTACCTATTTGATCTCCACCAAATGCTTTTTGTCTGGTAGTGAAATTCATGTTGGTGCTAGTAGACATGTATCCGTCTTGAAGTTCACTGTGCTTTTCATTTACTTTATTTTTATTCTCAACTCGCTCTTGCCCATCTTGGAATGTACGGGTTGATCCTTTTTCATACTCGTCTGCCCAACCTAATTTAGATTTTATTATGGTAACATCGGGTCTGTTACCCATCTTCTTTTTAAATCTGGAGTACCTAGATTGTTCCTTACTCATTAAGGATTTCATATCACTTACTGCGGTAGCGTCAGTGAGATCATAAGCACGATAGTATCCACCGAAATCATCCAACTCGTCTGCTAAATCTGCAAGGGGCATCTGATCTGCAAAAGGACTGAGTGAATCTTTCATTCCCTGTACATCTATTGTTCCATCTTTGTTAAAGAAGTTACTAAGTGAGTCTGTTCCTGACAATCCTATCATATCTAATTCTGCATCAATGTCCTTGTTTAACTCAATTAAATCATCACCAGTGGGGGAAGGTGCAAATTTATCAACCCCAATTCTGTCTTTCCTATACCTCTTAGCCTCTATTGTGCGCTTTATGGCTAGGTATACAAATGCATCCAGCTTATTATCTTCTGTTATTTTTGGACGTTTGAACTTCGTCAGTGCCTCTGTTAAGACTATCTCAGGTACGTCTGGAAATGATTCTTTAAGAACCTTAACCTCTGCTATCTTATTGTCACGTAGATGTAGTAGTGACTGCTTCTCCATGTTAGCGTATCCATCTCTTAAGCCACCTACATAATCCTCCACAGTTTGATTGGCTATATTTAAGTCCTCAACTTCCGCACCTGATGATTCATAGCTAGACTGTTCATCCGAAATTCTCTGTAGTTCAACAGAATCCATGTCTTCATTGGTCATATAAGGATCAGGCGTATTAGGATCACTAGCTGCCATAACCGCAGCAAACTTTTCTTCCTGATCTGACATACGCATATCATCTTCTAACTCTTTCAGATTGTCAGCATCATTT